GGTCTCAGAAGATTATTGCAGGCAATTGACCTCGGAGGCCCGGGTGGTCGTGGAGGGCAAGCCGGTCTGGGTGAAGCGCAGCCGGAACAACCATTTCCTTGATGCGGAAGCATTGTGTGCTGCCATCGGCTATACGCTGAACGTGCAGCGGATCCCGGAAGGCGTAGAGCGCAAGCTGTCCATTGAGGCGGCGGTGCCAGATGGTCATGACCCGTCAATGGTGGCCGCACCGAAGCCGGACCCACACGGGGCGCCGTCGGCGGCATCACGCTCCTCCCAGACCCGTGGCGGCAGCGGCGCGCTGCGCGGGCGATTTGCACGCCAGGGCAGCCGGTTGAATAGGTAACGCACATGTCGATGATAGGAAGGCTGAAAAACTTGCTGGCGGAGGCGCTGCCTCAACCGGCGGGGCCTGCCAGACCTGCCAGGTCCGAGGGGATGAGCCTCCCCAAACCCTCGGGCAAATACATGCGCGGCGGGCGCGGCGTCACTTTTGCGGGCTGGAAACCGGCGCTGCGGGAAAGCCAGGATGATATTGGCGAGGCCTGGGACGATGCGGCCGCGCGGGTGGGTGACCTCTTGCACAACAGCGGCTGGTTGGCCGGAGCTATGGAGCAATGCGTCGCCAACACCGTGGGCACGGGGCTGCAGCTGAAGGCGCTGCCGGAGAACGAGACGTTCGGCATGACGCCGGTGGAGGCCTCGGACTGGGCGAAGACGGTGGAGCGCCGGTTCGAGCTTTGGTCGCGCAGCGCGCAGGAATGCGATATTCAGGGTTTGCGGACCTTTGGTCAGATGCAGGCGGCGGCGTTTCGATCCTGGCTGGTCACCGGCGAAATTCTCGCGGAGCTGCCCTGGCGCAAGCGGCCGTGGAACCGCTACGGCACCAAGGTGCGACTGCTGCCGCCGCAGCGTCTGTCGCGTAAGACGGAAAGCATGAAGCGACTGATCAACGGGGTCTATACCGATGCCGATGGCATGCCCGTGGGCTACCGCGCGATCCGCAAGGACCTGTTTCGCCACGATGTGGAATATGACGTGCGCGCCCGGGATGCGGCGGGCCGACCTCGCGTCATTCATATCTTCGAGGGCGCGCCTGGCACACACCGGGGCATCTCGCCGCTGGTTCCGGCGCTGCAGGTGGCGCGGCAGTTTGACCAGTTGGCGGACGCCACGCTGATGGCGGCGATTGTGCAGACGCTGTTTGCGGTGACCATCACCTCGGATGAGCCGACCGAACAGGTGCTCCAGGGGCTGCTGACGCCGCAGGAACAGGCGCAGATGCTGGCGCAAGGCATCTCGCCGATGGAGGCCTATATCGAGATGGTCGCAGGATATTACGACGGCAGCACGCTGGATGTCGGGATCAATGGGCGGCTGGCGCATCTGTTTCCGGGGCAAGAGCTGAAGTTCCACACCAGCAACCACCCGTCTTCAGATTATGCCGCCTTTGCGATGCATCTGCTTCGGGAACTCGCGCGCTGTCTCGGGCTGACCTATGAAAGTGCGACCGGCGATAATGTCGGCGCGACCTATTCCTCGCTGCAGGCGGCGACCACGGAGATCTTCGCGATCACGAAAGCCCGGCGGCGCAACATCATGGCGCCGTTTTGTCAGCCGATCTTTGAGGCCTGGCTCGAGGAAGAGATCGAGGCGGGCAGCCTGCCGTTTCCGGGTGGGATTGCCGGGTTTATGGCCAATCGCACTGCAGCCTGTCGGGCGGAATGGCGCGGCGACCCGCGTCCGCAGGCCGATGATCTGAAAAAAGCCAAGGCCCACGAGGTCTGGAAGCGCCTTGGTGTCATGTCGGACGCGATGATCTGCACCGATCTTGGGGCGGATGTGGACGACGTTTACCAACAACTGGCGCAGGAACAGGCGCTCCGGGCCGAATACGGGCTGCCCGAGCCGCAAATGATGGGCGCGCAGGGCGGTGGACCTACAGCTGCTGAAGACACAAGCGATGAGGCAGACCCATGACGATCAGCATTGATGAGGCTGATCCCTGCGGGGCGGCCGCCAACCTGCGGCAGGTCTATGTCCGGCTTGTGGCGGGAGAAGGTGCCATGGAGGTGCGGTTCCGGGCGGGATCAAACGGGGTGGAGCGGTCGGTGACCTATCACCGGGCCTATCCCGACAGATTGCTGGCCGTCATTCGCGGATTTGAAGGACAATGCGCACAACAGCAGGGCCGTGGCCCGCGGCGCTTTGCACTTGGAACAGGAGGGGTGCGATGATGGAGCAGTCCGAGATCATACCGTTAGCTGAGGGACCGACACTGGCACAAATTGCAGGGCGGGTACTGAACCGGCCGCTGCTGCTGCACCCGGACAAGGCTGATCTGATCCTGCATGTGCTGCAGGGCCGGATTGGCATCGAGCCATTGGCGGTCCCGGACCCGCAATCAAACCGCTTTGTCGGCAGTCACCGCCGCGATAATGGCAGCGTCGGTTCCATGCGCGTTGCAAACGGCGTTGCCATCCTGCCCATCGTCGGCAGCCTTGTGAACCGCGGTGCCTGGATCGGGGCCAATTCGGGGCTTGTCTCCTATGAGGGCATTGCCGCGCAGTTGCGCGAGGCGCAAGCCGATCCGGATGTGCAGGCGATCCTCTTGGATATCGACAGTCCCGGCGGTGAGGCCACGGGCATGTTTTCGACAGCCAACCTCGTTCGCGCTGTGAACGAGGTGAAGCCGGTTCTGGCCTTCGTCAATGATGTGGCCGCCTCGGCCGCCTATGGCATCGCCAGTGCGGCATCGGAAATCATCGTGTCGCCCACCTCGATGGTCGGCTCGATCGGTGTGGTGCTGACGCATCTCGATCGCTCGGGGGAACTTGAAGATCGCGGCGTGAAGCCGACGCTCATTCATGCCGGGGCGCACAAGGTCGACGGCCACCCGTTTGGGCCTCTGTCGGACGCGGTGCGCGCTGATCTGCAAGCCGAGGTCCTCAAAATCTACGACCAGTTTGTCGGGTTGGTCGCAGAAGGGCGTGCTGGACGGATCAGCGCCGCCGCGATCCGCGCCACGGAAGCCCGGACCTATCTTGGCGCTGATGCCATTGCCCAAGGCCTCGCCGATCGTATGGCGAGCCTGGACGAGGTTATCGCCGCGCTTTCGCAACCGCCCTCCGGGGCAAACCCCCAGAGAAAGGGAGGACCCATGACCAGAACCATCCAGAACGAGGCGCCCGCGAGTGATGTCTCGGCCATCAGCCCAGCTGATCTGCAGGCCGCTGTCGATGCCGCCCGCACTGAGGCGCATACCGCCGGTGTCACCGCTGGCAAAGCCGAGGCCACGTCTCGCATCAAGTCCATCCTGACAGCGCCCGACGCCGAGGGCCGGGAAGCGCAGGCGCTGGTGTTGGCGCTTGAGACCGAGATGTCGGCTGTGGATGCCGCGAAAGTTATGACGGCATCCCCCAAGGCATCGGTCCCCTCGACGATTGCCGACCGGGCCGCATACGAGACCGAGCTCGGGGCTGAAACCCCGGCCGACCAACGCAACCGCGCCGAGCGCAGTGTGGCGGGGTGGGCAAAGGCTATCACGCACGCAAATGCGCGCTTCGGCTGAAGAGGAGACCGAGACCATGACTGTTCTCACAGAAGGCCGCCATCCCGGCGAATTCCTGATGACCGAGGCCAATGGCCAGCGCTCGCGGGACACCATCACCATCGCCAGTGGTGCGGGCATAATTGCGCCGGGCACCGTGCTGGGCAAAATCACCGCCAGCGGCAAATACCTGGCCAGCGCTGTCGGTGCTACCGATGGCAGCCAGGCCGCAGTGGCCATCGCGCTCTATGGCTGTGATGCCACGGCAAGTGATGTTGCGGTTGCCGGCATCACTCGGGACGCCGAGGTGAACGGCAAGATCCTGACCTATCATCCTGACCGCGACCAGGGCGGCGAACAGGTCGCTGCCCAAGCTGATCTCGCGGGTGTCGGCATTATCGTGCGGTAAACGCCGCCAAAGCGCCCCACCAGAATGAAAACTGATCCCCCGCGCCCTCGGGCCACGGGCCGATACCGCGTGCCCAGTCACTGGCGCGCCGACGCAATAAGGGACTTCCCATGTCGATCCTCAACATCTTCAGTCAGGACGCTTTCAGCGTCATGCGCCTCACGGATGCGCTTCGTGAGATCAAATACACTCCGTCCCGCATCGGGCAGATGGGGCTGTTCCAGACCTCCAGCATCGACACGCTGGATATAGCCATAGAGAAGGACAAGGAACAAAACCGCATGCTGGTCTCGGCCAGCCCCCGCGGTGGCCCGGGCCAGACCTTTGGCAAATCGAAACGCGCCATGCGGATGCTCAAGGTGCCGCACTTCCAGGTCGACGATGCGATCTATGCCGACGAGGTCCAACAGGTGCGCGCCTTCGGCCAGGAAGTCGCCGTTGAGCGGCTGCAGCAAAAGATCGCGGATCGCGCGGCGGAAGCCAGCCAGTTCTTTGCGCTGACCGAGGAATATCACCGGCTCAATATCCTGAAGACGGGCCAGCTTCTGGACGCTGACGGCTCTGTTCTCTTTGACTACTTCACCGAATTTGGTGAAAACCAGCAGGCCGTGGTCGACTTTGATCTCGACAATGCCAGTGCCACCGACGGGGCTCTGCGCAAGACATGCGCTGGTGTCATCCGCCAAATGGCGGGCATTCTCGACGGTCTGCCGTATACGAGCGTCATCGCGCTGTGTGGCGACGCGTTCTTCGACGATCTGATCGGCCACAAGGAAGTGCGCGAGACCTATAAGGGCTATGCCGATGCGGCCTCACTGCGCAACGCCTACATCAATTCTGGCAATTCCGGCATCTATGGCGCGTTCGAGTTCGGCGGCATCACCTGGATGAACTACCGCGGTGGTCAGAATGTCGGGATTGAGACCGACAAGTGCCATCTTGTGCCCATGGGCGTGCCCGGGCTGTTCCGCACGGTCTATGCTCCGGCTGATTACATCGAGACGGTGAACACGCCCGGCCAGCGGCTCTATGGCAAGCAGTGGGAAATGCAGAACGGCAAGGGTGTGAACCTCGAGTTCCAGATGAACGCCCTGCAATACTGCACCCGCCCGCGCGTACTGATCCCGGGCAAGCGGACGTGAGCCGAAAGGACCGGGCCCGTGGCTTCCATGTTTGACGATTTCGATGCAGTCCTGTCAGAAGCGATCGGGGGAGCCTTTGCAGAGCCCGCTCTCCTGCGCCCACGGTTGTCTGCGCAATATGCTGAGCGCGCTGTGGACCCGGACCGCGCCGAGGTCACGGTTCATGGTGTTTTCTCGGCGGGCCCCGTGAAAGACGACCTGCGCGGCCAGGCTCGGGGTGGTCAGATGTCTGGCACAACCAAGCTTGCCTCAACCGCGGCTGAGTTCTGGATCGCCAAGGCACAAGTGGACGCGCTGTCGGCGCTCCCCGCCAAGGGCGACACGATCACACTCACAAGCCGGGCCGGGAGCCCGGTCTATGCGATCAGTGCCGCCCATCATACGGATATGGGCGATCTCAACCTCATTCTTGTCCAGGAGGACGACGTCCCATGAGCCTGACTCGTCTTGTCATGCGACTTGCTGCAGCCCACGCGCTGCGGGATCGCACCTTGGCGGGCGCGCGGGTCTTCGACAGCGCGGTGGACCCGATCGACCAGACCATCGCCGAAACCCGCCAGCCGCTTCTGGTGCTGACCACGGATGAACACGCGCTGGATGTTACTGGGCGGGACCTCAGCAGTGGTGCCCATCGGTGTGATCTGGTGATCGAGATTGCCATTGCGTCCCGTGTCGAAGTGCCTGCGTCTGATGGGGACGGCGGTCAGATCAGTATTGCCATTCCGCATACAGATGAGGGGATGGAGCTGACGCTGGACATCATGGAGCACCAGGTCACGCGGGCGCTGACCCGCGATGATACCGCCTGGTCGCGCGCCTGGATGAAACTGGTGCCACGTATCACACGACGCCTGTCACGGCGGGGGGCGTCGTCCGAGAACGGGGTGCGCTTCGCCGCGCGGCAGCTGGTGCTGACCTGCGATCTGGTGGACACGCCGGTGGCCGGTGACACAATTGCGCCAAACAGCGCCTGGGGCGACGTGCTGGTCCTGATGGAAGCCGATCCCATACTGGCAAATATCGCAAGCCTACTGCGCGCGGAGATGGATGGAACACCGCTCGCCGATTGGCGCCGGGCGGCCGAAACCCTTGGTGTCCCGCTGGAGGTGGCAAACCAGATCGGCATCGGGCCGGTCGCAGACCTCGATGCGGACCCACAACCGCTCGCGGACATCACGTTTCCGGATTTCGACCAGACAGTCGTCTTTGAGCCGCAAGGATCATAGCCATGGCGATCCGCGAAATCGTCGAGCTTGTCGCGCGGGTCACCGATCTGGAGCGCCGTGTCGCAGGCGTCATGCGTCATGGCACGGTGGCGGAGGTCGACCCCAAACGCCAGCGCATGCGGCTGGACTTTGGACCCACGCATGGGGGACAGGGCCGGTTCCTGTCGCCCTGGCTGCCTTATGCCCAGTTCTCGGGCGCGTTGCGGGTGCACACGCCGCCCACGGTCGGGCAGCAATTTACGGTGATGTCGCCCACGGGGGATTTCCAACAGGCGGTGGCTGTGCCGCTGACCCATCATGCGGGTAATCCGAGCCCTTCAACGGCGGGGGATGAGAATGTCATCACTTATGGCAATGTCCGGATGACGCTCGCGGATGATCTGGTGCGGATCGTGGTGGGTGGCTCGACGCTGGAAATCACCAGCGAAGAAATCAAGGTCATCACGCCGAAGTTCACGGGCATCAAGGGATGAGCCGTGGCATAGCTGTTGTCATGCTCGACACCGCAGGTGGTACGCAGATGGGAAGCCAGTTTGCCTCATGGACTGTCGAGGGCCAAGTGATCGTCGGGATTGGGGATCTGGTTCAGGCCCATGGTCTTCTGCCTCATTCACCTCCACCGCCCATGGTCACTGGCTCCGACTGGTTCACCATTGACGGCATTCCCGTCTGCCGTGAAGGCGATGTGGCTGCGTGCGGTCACGCGACGACTGGGCGACCGTGGTTCACCATCGATTGATCATCTCAAGACAAGGGAACCGACATGAAACGATACGCGATTACCGAGAAAGCTGGCCGCTTCGTTGCTGGCCAGACCAACATTGGCGTGGGCACTGTGCTGACGCTGACCGACAAACAGGCGGAGCATGAGCTGCGGCTTGGCACGCTGCGTCGGCTCGATGTGCCCGGCTCCGAGTCCGAGGGCGGCAAGACTGCGCCCGCGAGCAAGGCGAGGAAAGTTGCCAAGAGCGACCCCAAGCCAGCTACGGATGAGGACGCTGGCGAAGGTGCTGGTGACGAATAAGGGCCAGGGAGGGCTAACGGAT